TGCAGCACCTGCAGCTCAAGACGGCGCTGCTGCCGGATTGCGTGCAGGAGGCGCGGCCGGAGCCGCTGCCGGTGGCGGTGATCAAGCTGGTGCGGCGGGTGATGCGCTTCGCGGAGGCGCACCGCAGCGACCAGCTGATGGAGATCGCCGAGGACGGCGTCATCAGCGACGGCGAGCGGGCGCTCTTTGAGGAAATCACTTGCGAGCTGGGGGATATCGTGCAGGCCGCGTTGGCCTTGCAGTACGCAGAGGAGGTGCAGTGATGCCCCGGACGATTTTGAGTGCGAAGACAGACGCCGCCAAGGACATGGCGGTCCGCATCAAGGCGCAGGCCTACGCCCTGCACGGTGGCCTGGACGGTATGGCGCGGGCGGCGGGCATGAGCCGCAGCACTATCTATGCCCGGATCAAGGACCTGCCCAGCTGCTCCGGCAAGGAGATTGCGGCCATCGCCAAGGCGGCGCGCATTCCCAAGGACGAGCTGTTCGCTGCGTGGGCGAAGGCGTGCTGAGGAGGTGACGGGATGCCAATGTGGAACTATCTGGATCTCCGACACCCCGATATGCGGCCCCCTCTGGGCCAGGCGGTGGTGGTGCGCACGGGGTCGCTGAGTTTTGCCAAGGACGCCACCTACCGCGTGGGGCACTTCGCGACGGACCCTCGGGAGCCGGACGCCCGGAAGTTGTGGTTTTACCGGAGCGGCGGCGGCATCGAGGATCCCGCCCGCTGGAAGAAATACTACACCGATATCCGCTTCATGCCGCTGGATACGCCGGAGGGAGGTGTGATCTGTGGATAGCTGGGCAATGGCGGTGCAGTACATCTGCGCGGCAGCCGGTGCGGCGGCCGTCGTCCGATGGGTGGACGGCTGCGGCAAGGCGCAAAAAAAGAACCGCCCTCTGGGTGGAGCCAGAAAGCGGTTCAGTGAGTCGAAGCGCATGCGCTTCTCACGAGCAAGATAATTATACCAGAGCCGGGAGGCTTTTACAAGGGGGTCAGGACTGCCATGAGCAAAAAAATTGAACAGCCCGCCTATTGGGGCGTCATCCCCGCCCCGGTGCGGTATGACGACCGTCTCCCTGCCAACGCGAAGCTGTTATACGGCGAGATCTCCGCATTGTGTGACAGGAAAGGCTTCTGCTGGGCAAAGAACGACTACTTCGCGGAGCTGTACGGCTGGTCGGCGGACACGGTAACACGGCTGATCCGGAAGCTCCGGGACGCGGGCTACCTGACGGTGGAAATGGTACCTACGGCCACCGGAAGCGAGCGCCGGATCTTCGCCGGTGTTTGCACAAGGGGTGTCGGCAAAAATGCCGAGACCCCTCTCGGCAAAAAAGTCGGGGGGGTGTCGGCAAAAAAGTCGACCCCCCACAATATAAGAACAGATAATTATAATATAACCCCCATACCCCCATTGGGGGAAGGTGTGCAAAAACGTGTGCACAAGGGTGTGCCGCGGGAGCAGCCGGACTGGAAGCCGGAGCGCTTCGCGGGGATGTGGAACTACTATCCGGCCAAGGGGCGGCGGAACAAGCAGCGGGCCATGGACGCCTGGGACAAGCTGAAACCGGACGACGCGCTGATCGCCAGGATCGGGCGGGCGCTGGAGAAGCTGCTGGCCACGGAGGAGTGGCAGCGCGGCATTGGCATCCCCCACGTGGCCACGTTCTTGAACGGGCAGAGGTGGAAGGACGCCGACGAGCTGGACGCGCCCTCCCCTGCCGTGCCGGCATCCACCCGTGTGCAGGAGAGGAAGGGTGACTACGAGATATGACAATTGACGCCCCGATCCAGTCCCAGAGGCTGGCGACGGCGCAGGCTGCCGTGCTGGGTGCGATGCTGATCGACGCGGACTGCATTGCCGATGTGCTGGCGGATACGTCGGAGGCGATGTTCGTGTCGTCGGTCTACCGCACGGTGTACGGCTGCATCCGGCAGCTGTTTCAGGAGGCGCAGCCGGTCGACCCCGTGACGGTGGGCGCGGCGCTGAAGGAGCGCGCCGGACAGGACTACGGCGAGATGTTGGTGCAGCTGATGGACGTGACGCCCACCAGCGCCAACGTGGGCTCCTACGTGGAGATCCTCAAGCGGGAGAGCATCGTGTGGCGGCTGCGGAGCATCGGCGCGGCGCTGGCGGAGACGGAAGATCTTCTGGCGGCGGAAAAGCTGATGGAAAAGGCCAACGCCGCCATGAGCCTGAAATCCGGCGTGGAGGTCTGGGACATGACCCGGATGTGGGAGAACTTCTCTGCCCGACATGGGGAGACGGAGAAGCCGGAGTACATCCGCTGGGGCTATGACTTCATCGACGAGCGGGTATACACCACTCGAGGTGACTACTGTGTCATCGGTGGATACCCCAGCGCCGGAAAGACGTGTCTGGCGCTGGGCATGGCCATGAAGATGGCGGAGCGGTACCGGGTGGGCTTTTTCTCCTTTGAGACGGACAAAGCCAAACTGGCCGACCGCATCATGTCCGCCAGGGCCATGATCGACCTGAGTGACATCAAGCAAAACAAGCTGGGCGAAAAGGAGTGGGAGGAGCTGGCTTACGCGGCGTCCAGTCTGAGCAGGACGGGCCTGCAGATCATGCAGTGCAGCGGCTTCACCGTGGCAGACATCCAGTCCGTGGCGCTGTCCCGGCACTACGACGTGGTGTTCATCGACTACCTGCAGCTCATCGAGGCGGACGGGCGGAGGGGCTGGAGCCGTCCGGAGGAGGTCAGCTCCATCAGCCGCGGCCTGCAGCGGATGAGCCACGAGCACGGCATCACGGCGGTGGTGCTGTCCCAGCTGACGCCGGACACCGGGCGGAAGAAGACCGAGGCGCCGACCATGTACGACCTGCGAGAGAGTCGACAGATCACCATGGACGCGGACGCCATTTTCCTGCTGTATCTGGAGGATCCGGAGGACCGCTCCGGGGCGCGCGTACTGAAATGCGACAAGAACAAGGACGGACAGGCTGGCTGGTACAAGGTGATGCAGTTCCAAGGCCGTATCCAGAGCTTCCGCCCCATGCCGAAGCCGGTGGCCAAGTCGGCGCCGCTTCCGGCGCAGGTCAGCTTCCACGAAATCAAAGACGACGGCGACGTGCCGTTCTGAAAGGAGACCCTATGCAGACAGGCGACAAGGTTACATATGTTCCCTTTGTGCTGCGATACGCCAAGGACACGGAACTGCGGGCGCCCAGCGTCGTGGTGCCGGTGGTCTGGGTGCATCCGGAGGGCCGTTTTGCGGTGGTGGAACGGAGCACAGGGCGGTATAGGTATCGGGAATGCATCCCGTGCAGAAAAACGAAAAAGTGAGGTACGAGCAACATGAAAACCATAGCGATCATGAACTTGAAGGGCGGCGTGGGGAAAACCGTCACGGCCATCAACCTGGCGGACGCCCTGCGGCGCGCCGGCAGGCGGGTGGTTCTGGTGGACTGCGACGGGCAGATGAGCCTGACGCGGTTCTACTTTCCGGATCTCGACCCGGACAACACCGCCACAGTGGCGGACGTGCTGGAGGGGCAGGCGGAGCCCGTGTGGAGCGACAGCACCATCCCCGTGGACGCCGGTGGCCTTGTGCAGCTGCTGCCGGCATCCAGCGCCCTGTACGGGCTGGACGTGCGGGCGCTGAAAAGCAGCATCCACAGCATCAATTCTTTGCGGGACTTCCGTGACGCGGCGGCGTCCGACGGCATGGACTACATGATCTTCGACTGCCCTCCCGGTTTCACGGCGGCGAGCTGTGCGGCGCTGATGGCGGCGGACGAGGTGGTCGTTCCCATGGTGGTGGATGGCTTCTCCGTCTGGGGCGTCAGCGACATGGCGGCACAGATCAGCAGCATGCGCGCCGCCAACCCCGCCATCAAAGTGGCCGGCGTTTTGATCTGCCAGTGGCACAACAGCGACGTGGTGCGGCAGGGCGAGGCGCTGCTGCGGGGCCTGAGCCTGCCGGTGTTCACGTCGGTGATCCGGCGGACGGAGAAGGTGCCGGAGAGCACGTTCTCCCGGCAGCCGGTCATGGACTACAGCCCCCGCAGCGCGGCGGCAGCCGACTACCGCGCATGGGTGTGGGAATATCTGGCGGAGGGAGGTACGGACCGTGGCGAAGTTTGACATGGGCGAGTTTGCCAAGACGCTGGCGCAGCCGGTGTCCGAGTCGGGCACAGGGCGGGAGCAGATCGAGTACATCGATCTGGATCTGCTGGACAGTGACCCGGGAAACTTCTATGCGCTCCGCGATTTGGATAGTCTGGCGGACAACATCGCTACCATCGGCCTCCAGCAGCCCATCCGGGTGCGGGACGGCGAGAACGGTCACGCGGTGATCGTCTCCGGCCACCGCCGCGTGGCGGCTATCCGCAAGCTGGTGGAGGACGGGCGGACAGATCTCCGCGAGGTGCCCTGTATTCGCGAAAAAGGTGATGCGTCCCCGGCACTGCGGGAGCTGCGCCTGATCTACGCCAACAGCAGCACCCGTGCGCTGAGCTCCTCCGAGATCTCCCAGCAGGTGGAAAAGGTCCGCGATCTGTTATACCAGCTGAAGGAGGAAGGCTATGAGTTTCCCGGCCGGATGAGAGATCATGTGGCCGAGGCCTGTAAAATCAGCAAGAGCAAGCTGGCGCGGCTGGATGTTATCCGGAAGGGCTTGGCTCCGGACATCCGGAAGGCCTACTGGGACGGCCCCCAGAGTAAGAGTTTGAGCGAGGATGCGGCCTATACTCTCGCCCGTCTTCCGGTGGACGTGCAGCGTCAGGTAGTTGATGCGTACCGTTGCCAGGAGCAGGACAGAAATGGTCTTAAGTATCTTTATGCCGGAACAGTGGAGTCCGTCACGAAGGCCATGCACAAAATCAACGCTTCGAAGCCGTTGTGTCCCGATGGCGTGGCGTGCTCGCACAAGGATGCGCAGGTCGCGCACGTTGTCAGGGTGAAGATCAACAGCCGCTGGACGGATTGTGGGTGTGAATATGGTTGCTGCGCGAAGTGTAACTCGTTGCAAAGCTGCAAAGATGTGTGTCCGAATTTGATCGGCAAGCAGAAGGAGCTGAAGGCCGCCGCCAAGGCTGAGCGGCAGCGAGAGGCAGCGGAGAAAGAAGCGAAGGAACGTCCCAACGTCGAGCGAGTCGGTGCCATCTGGCAGCGGTTCGGCTCTCTGCGCGAGCGGGCAGGCCTGACGCCGAGGCAGTATTTTGAAAAGATTGACTGCCCCTATGGCCGCCCGGCGCATGACGCAGCGGATCACGAGGCGGGGCGGAAGATCGACGCGCGCACGGAGCTGCCCTATGGCTATAACGTCTATCTGTCGGACATCAATCGATGGGTGGCTGCGGCGGATACGCTGGGCTGCAGCGTGGATTACCTGATGCTGCGCACCAGCGAGCCGCGTATGGCGGACGAAGTGGCCGCCGTCCCGCGGGTCTGCGCCAGTCAGATGGCGCTTGCCGCATGGATGCCGGGCGGCACGACGCCGGCAGAGCCGTGTGACGTGGTGGCGGAGTTCGATCTGAGCGGCGACGGCAAGCTGACATCCCGCTCGCTCTGCCGGTGGGATGGTGAGGCATTCCAGTTTGGGAAAAGCGGAGACAAAATCGAGGTGCGTGTCGTCCGGTGGCTGGCGCTGCCGGAGGTGGAAAAGGAGGACGAGAACGATGATTAACTGTGTGCGAGATGACAAGAAGACTGTCGTGAGCGCGTCCGGGAACGCCCCGCAAGTCGCGGCGGATTGCTGTGAGGTGATCCGCGCGATCTACTTTGAGATCCCAGTCGAAATACGCCCGCTGTTCAAGGAGTGCGTGTTGCTGGCCGTCAGCCACAAGGATTCTCCCATGTGGCAGTCTCCGCCTCCCAGCTCGGAGCGCGTGGTGATCCGCTCCGAAGGCAAAGAGCTTTTAAAGCAGGCTAAAGATCTCTTTGGAGGTGAAAACCATCCTGAGGGGGGGCGGCAGCATGACGAGAGTTGACCTGACTAGGGCGCAGTGCGCCGAGCTGGCGAACTACCTGCGAGGCATCCTGAATAACGGCATGGGCGCAGGCAGCTTTGAGAAGATCGAAATGCTGGTGCTGGCCCGCCGCGCCTTGGCGGCTGCGGAGGAGCTGCCGGAGGTGTCCTCTGTTGCCGCCCACGCCCCGGCTGCACGGAAGCCGCAGCCGGAAGATGCCCCGGCGGCCGGCTCTCCGGCCTCGGAGGCGGCGCAGCTGAAGCGCGACACGCTGGAGCGCCTGACGGCCTACCGGCAGAAGGATGGCCTGAACAGTCTGGCGCCGCTGGCAGCGGCCTGCGGCAAGGTGGATGAAAAGGTGATTAGCGCGGAGCTGCTGGCGCGGATGCTGAACCGGGAACGCTTCCCGGTGGCAATCTGGCGGGAGGTGGCCGCCGCGTTGGACAAGATGGAGCGGGAGAAGGGAGCGGATACGGATGGTAAAGACAAGTGATCTGGTGGCTGATCTGAGGACGTGTTTGCGTGGCGAATGTTCGACCTGCGGTCACGAGTGCGGTAACGCTGATTGCTTGGACCGCATCATGGAGGACGCCGCCGACCGGCTGGAGGAGCTGGTGGACCGCTGCGCCCGGTACGCCGAGGAGATCGCGGTGCTGCGGGGGCGGCAGCGGTGGATCCCCGTTACAGAGCGACTGCCGGAAGATCGTAGCAATGTCCTCGTTGTCGCGTATTGGCACGAAAGATGGGGCGTCTATATGGGCTGGTGCGCTCCCGAAAGGGTGGAATGGTGTGTCCATATCGGCATTGGGGATAGAGACGATGTCGCGGTCACTCATTGGATGCCGCTGCCAGCGGCGCCGGAGGTGGAGTGATGGAACGACTGACGTACCGGCTTAAGACGGGAGAAGTTCTCATGGCAACGGAATGCGAAGAAAAATACACGACGGACGAGTGGATTTGCATACTTCAAGAACGCCTCGCCGCCTACGAGGACAGCGGGTGTGCGCCGGAGGAAGTTTTGCCGAAGGATAAGGCGGACGAGATCGCGATGAAGCTCATGCGGCTTGCTGATTTGGAAAGTCTTTGCGGCTATACCCGCCTGCGGGAGCTGGCAGAAGCAGACAAGGACGAGCGCGTGGTGGCGCTGCCAGTAAAGCCAGTACTTACGCCGATTCTTTCAAGCATGTTGTACATAATCGAGGACGGAGACATCTATGAAGATGCCCTTTATGAAGCTGTTGTCGGGATGTCGGAAAGTGGGAAGGTGAATGTGGTCTACACGACGCTTTCCGACCAGATAATCTTCGAACAAGCCGACATCGGCAAGACGGTTTTCCTGACACGCGAGGAGGCGAGGAAAGCGCTGGAGGCGATGAGGAAGGGGGAAGTGACGTGATAGAGAAGAGCGACCTGGTCTGTCCATGGCTCCCGTCTACTCTGGTGAGTGATGACGGCGGACGCGTGCCGGCGTTTGCGGGCTGTTACGGAAAGCGGTGTCCATATTGGGGAATCGTCGACATGGTGAGAGGCGCCGACGGCAAGTCTCGATCCGTTTCGGGGTGCCGCCGCGTGAACGAGGTGCTTTACAATGAGTGACCGCGAATTGATCGCCGCGCTGCGGCGGCTGAAGGTGGAGACCGGGAGCCTGGTGTGCGTGGGCTGCGGCTATGAACATAACTGCGGCATCCATGGTTGCGCCATCCTGCGGGAGATGATCGCATGGCTGGAGCGGACGCTGGCAGAGGGCAGGCCCAGCAGCGTCATGGAGTACCGTGATGAGCGCTAAGGTGAATCCGCGGCGGGTACCTCGGACAGAGGCTGACGTGGCGGCCGCCTACACGAAGGGCGTCGCCGAGGGTCTGAATCGCGGCATCGAGCTGATGCTGTATGTGCTGATCGACAAGCACGACGCGCCGATGGAGGACGTGCAGCAGTTGGCCGCGGAGCTGAACCACGCCGCCGAGTGCGTGGCGGAGGGGTACGTCACCTGGGCCGGCGTGCGGCGCATGCTGAAAGAATACAACGTGGAGGTGGAGTTGATATGATGGGCATCGTGGAGTCGGCCGAAGTCCTGAGGGCGTATCTGGATGAGTCTGCTGCGTGCGTCCCGCCTAAGGTCTACGGAGCCATATCCGCGGCGGTGGTCGTGATGGATGCTGTGGCGGGGACGATTAGCGCGGCGCAATGTGTCGTGGCTGACGGCTTGCAAACGGTTTGTGTGGAGGCTCGAGATGGCCGGTGAAGGGCGCTGGATCTGCGTGCGGCAGCGCGCCGGCCCGCTGGTGAAGGAGCAGCGCGCCATACGTCCGCGGCTCAGTCAGTACGACAGCCCGTATGAGTGGGCGGAGAAAAATAAAATTCTCCGCCCGCCGCGGGACTCCGGCGTCTGCCGGACGCGCATGGATCGCCTGGAGCTATTGCTGGCGCTTTTCGGCTTTGATGGGTGGAGCTACACGCTGACCTTTGACGAGGTGCATCTTCCGCCCAGTTTTGCAGATGTTCGATTGTGCTGGCGCCGATTGCTTTACCAGATGAAGAAGTGGCATGACGGCGTGACGCCTGACTATGTCTACCTCATCGAGGGGCGCCATGGGGACCATCGTTACCACATGCATCTCACGGTGCGATATAACGACTTCCCTCCCATGATCATGGAAGATCTCTGGAGGCAGGGGTATATCATCTCGTCGCAGCCCCTGCTGCTGGGCACATTTGACAGCTATCGGCGCACTGCCAGATACTACTGCAAGGAGCGCAGCGACGGCATTGTCATTCCAATCGATGCCAGGACGTGGGTGGCGTCGCGCAGCCTTGCGCGGCAGTTGCCGCCGCCTGAATACTTCCGATCTGATTCGGGGAGCATTGAGATTCCGGACGATTGCCGGGTGTGCGGCCGGTATACGGTGGATAATGGGTTTGGCCACTACCAGTATGGCTGGTACATTGAGCAGGATCCTCTCCATCCGACTGTGATAGACGGGAAGCGTATGCCGCATCAAGGCGGTTTCGGTATGTACTAAATAGTAAATGTAACTTGTGATATAGTTGAATAAATCACGAAAAGGAGGAAAACCCCTTGCGTATCACATCCGAATACGGTACAATATCCCCAAGGAACGATGGGTGGTTGACCTGTCCCAGGTGCAACCGCAATCGACACTTCCTGCGGGTGCTGCCCGGCACATCCGCCACGGAGCTGCCTGTGTACTGCCGGGACTGTAAAACGGAGATCATCCTGCATATCGAGCAAGAGGCCGGAGCGTTGAACGCCGGAGCCCATGATTAGACACCACACGTTGGTGCTGCGTCATGGTCTCCGGCGTTTTTGTTTTGCCGCGAGGTGATAGCCGCGAGCCGGAACGCCGGAGACGAAGACGGGAGGGGCGCATGGGAATTTCAGCAAGCAGGCTCGCGGAACTGCGCGGGCTTCTCGAGGCGGGGTCGGAGCATGAGTTCTACTCCTGGCCAGAGTGGCGGCGGCTGCGCCGGGAGGTGCTCACGGTTGATAACTGCGAGTGCCAGGAATGCAAGCGGCGCGGCGTGTACTCCAAGGCCAGTATCGTCCATCACGTCAGGCATCTGCGCGATCGTCCCGACCTGGCGCTGTCCGTCTACGATGGCGATTGCCGACAGCTGGAGGCCGTCTGCAAGCGTTGTCATGAGGAGCTGCATCCGGATAGCCAGCGGCAATACGCGCCGTCTGCGCCGCCTCTGACGCCGGAGCGGTGGGATTGATGCCCCCCCCTCGAAAAAACGCCCCTCGCGTCCTTGTTGCTACTCGCGGGGGTCCAAGACATTCCAGCGATTTCCGCGTCTGCGCGGTGCCGCGCTGCGCGTGGGCGCGAGAATCGCCGGGCAATTTCAGAAAAGCTGCGGTTTTGCGGGGCGGGCAGCTCCGAAAGTACTCTTCTCCTTTTTCCTCGGTTCGGGCGGCTCGTCCGCCCGTCCCGCAAAGCCGCAGAAGAATGCCTCAGGCTGGTCAGCCGAAAGCCTGCGCTGGATGCGCGGGGTATTGACGTAGGCTGGCTGGCCTGAGGCGGGCGCGGTGCCCGAATCGGGCACAGGAGGTGACTTTATGCGAATCGAGAACAGGCCGCTGGTGGAGCTGACGCCGTATCGCGCCAACGCCAAGAGGCATGACGCCGCGCAGGTAGCTAATGTGGCAGAGAGTATCCGGCAGTACGGCTTTGTGCAGCCGGTCGTTGTAGACCGGGACGGCGTAATCGTCATTGGTCATTGCCGCGCCCTGGCGGCGGAGAAGCTGGGCATGGTCGAGGTGCCCTGCGTCTGCGTCGATGATCTGACGCCGGAGCAGGTGAACGCCCTGCGTCTTGTGGACAACAAGACCAACGAGAGTCCGTGGGATCTCGACCTGCTGGCCGCCGAGCTGCCGGAGCTGGATCTGTCGGCGTTTGATTTCGAGTGGGGTTTGCCGGATAAATCTCCGCTTGATCTGGATGATGACGAACCAACCGATGGCGGCAACCGTCAGCTGCTGCACTGTCCTAAGTGCGGCTTTGCCTTTGAGGTGGACGCATGAAGATATGTGCTTATGTCCAAGAAGCTTATGCCAAAGTCAACTATAAGAACGAGTGCATGGAGACGCGTCAGTTTGCCGGACTTCGTGTCATTGTGGACTGCCTGGAGCGTGCCGGGTATGAGGTTGAGTATGCGGGCGCGGCTACGGTTCACAATTACGATGTGGTGCTTGTGTCTTTAACCAGTGATTGCGATTGGTGGAGCTTTATTTCGGAGCGAACAAAGTGGCAGCCGGGAAATTACAAGGTAGTCATCGGCGGCGCGGGTCTGCTCCACATTGCGCCGTTCCTGCCGTTTGGCGACTTCTTCATTTTTGGTCGTGGCGAGAATCTGATCGTGCCGCTGGTTCGCGGGATTGAGCGAGATGGAGGATGGGAGCACGAGAGCGTGGCGTGCAGTAAAACATTCTCGCCGGATCGTATTTACAAGATTGCTCAGGCTTCCAGCCCGTATCCTCACAAGATTTCACTAAGCGAGACCCGCGACTTCCGTGAAGGACCTATCGGTTGCAATCATAGGTGCATGTTCTGTGGTTACACCTGGCAGCGTCGCTTCGTTTCCCCTGATAACTTTTACTACATGCAGGATTCTCTGTTTGGCGGGATTGCAGAGAAGGAACGCGCGTTGCTGGATTTACACAAGAATCTTGCTGAAGTAAATTTTTCGCGCCTACGAACGACCTCTATTGACGGAATGAGCGAGCGCCTTAGGCGGATGGTCAACAAGCCAATTACCAAGGCTGTGCTGCTGGACTTCTTGGGAGCAATGCTTCGCTATCAAGGCAAGCCGCACCAGGTTAAGCTATACAGCATCGTGGGGTATCCGACGGAGACAGAGGCGGACTGGTATGAGATTGTTGATGTTATCGGTCAAGCGGATAGGGATTCTGCGTTAATAGACAGGCCTTGGTCTATCGTTCTGCACTGTACCCCGTTCCGCGCTATGCCTGCCACGCCCATGGCGTGTGAGCCTATGAGCTACCGCAATTATCGTGGAGAGATCGGGCACGTTCTTGGAGCTGGGCTTAAAGGTAATCTGATCTATCAAGGGCGTAACCTTTGGGCAGTAGAAAGCATGGGAACGGAATCTCTTCCCACGGTCATTCTGTCGGCTATCTGTCATCGTGGGTCATCTGCGGACACGGACGCGATTATGAGAGTTTCGCGGTCTCGTAAGTTCTGGTCTGCGTCAACGGCAGTCCGGGTCGCCACGTTGGAGCGCTACTTCGATGTGGATACCCTATTCGGGCGATTCAGTCCGGAAACGCTCCCCAGCAGGTATTTACGGACGTATGCAAAAGTTGAAAAGTTGTGGGGCAAACCGTTTAAGTGAGGTGATGGTAGTGACCGGGCAGCGTGAATTTGACCGAAAGCAATTTGAGAGCTTGTGCAGTATGCAGTGCTCCGTGGAGGAGCTGTGTGGCTGGTTTGGCTGCGACGAGGCGGCTCTGAATGCTTGGTGCTTGGACACCTACGGCGAGGGCTTCCGGAGCGCGTTTGACCGGCTGGCTATGATGGGGCGCATTGTTCTGCGCGGCGAGCAGGTCGCCGCAGCGAAGAAGAACGTGTCCATGGCGCGGCACCTGGAGGCGCAGCGGGCGTGCCATGACGCGCCGCCGCAGAAGAGGAAGAACTACCGCCTGACGGACGCCTATAAGGAACTCCGGCAGTCGATGCTGCAGAATCTGAGCGACAGAGATCTTGACGGCGACGTGTACCGGGACAAGGTGCAGGAATATATGGACTTTTGGGTTCGGCGGCAGGAGCTGCGGGACGACATTGCCCGGCGCGGGCTGACCGTCACGGATGACCGGGGGCGGCTGATGGAAAACCGCAGCGTGTCGCTGGAGATCCAGGTCTCCCGCCAGATGCTGGCGATCTTCACCACGCTGGGCTTTAAGGAGGACGCTCTGGCAGCTGCCGCCCGGGGCGATGATGACGATGAGCTGTGAGATCCCCGCGGAGGTTCTGCGCTATATCGAGATTGTCGAGTCCAATAATCCCCGCGCCTGTCCCGAACAGCACGCGCTGGTGGCGATGATCCGCCGCGTGTTCGACACGGAGGACATCTGCGTAGACACGGAGCAGTTGCGCCGGTATCTGAGCCTGCTGCGCTACTTCCCCTATGAGCGGCTGTTCCCGTGGGAGGAGTTCCTCCTCGCGCTGTGGGACTGTACGTATCGCGCCGATGGGCGGCCACGGTGGAAAAAGCTGCTCTGCATGGTGGGGCGCGGCGCAGGAAAGGACGGCTTCATCGCCTTTGATGGCGCGTGCTCCATCTCCCCTTACAATCCCGTGAAGAACTACAACGTGGACGTGTGCGCCAACAACGAGGAGCAGGCGGTCACGCCGGTGAAGGATCTGTCCGAAGTCCTTGAATCCCCTAAGTGGGAGTCAAAGCTCAACCGGCACTATTACCACACCAAGGAGATGGTGCAGGGTCGGAAGAACAAGGGCGTGATGAAGGGGCGCACCAACAACCCCAAGGGGCGAGATGGTATGCGCTCCGGCAAGGTCGTCTTTAACGAAGTCCACGCCTTTGAGAACTACAACAACTACAAGGTTTTCGTCACCGGTCTGGGTAAGGTCGGACAGCCGCGCATCGGGATGTTCACATCGAACGGCGACGTGTCTGATGGCCCGCTGGATGACTTCATAGCTCAGGGGCGGCGGATCCTCTTCGAGAACGAAGCGGAGCCGGAGGGGGGCTATCTCCCGTTCATCTGCTGCCTGGAAAACCGGGAGCAGGTCAATGACCCGGAGAACTGGTTCATGGCGAACCCATCGCTGTCCTATGTCCCTCACCTGCGGCAAGAGATCGAGGAGGAATACGCGGACTGGCTGGTCAACCCGGAGCAGAATGGGGACTTCCTGACAAAGCGCATGGGTCTCCGCGCCGGCCAGCTGGAGATCAGCGTGACGGACTATGCCAAGGTCAAGGCGACCAACCGGCCGCTGCCGGATCTCCGCGGAAAGTCCTGCGTGGCCGGCATCGACTACGCGGAGATCAACGACTGGGCGAGCGTCAATCTGCACTTCCGCATCGGAGCGCAGCGCTTCGACATCAACCATTCGTGGGTCTGCCTGCAGAGCCGGTCGCTCTCCCGCATCGTCGCCCCGTGGCGAGCTTGGGCGGAGGCGGGAAAGCTGACGGTGGTGGACGATGTGAGTATCGACCCCAACCTCCTGGCGGACTACCTGAAGGAGATGGGCTTGAAGTACAGCATCGTCAAACTGGCAATGGACCACTTCCGCTGGACGCTGGTGAGCGACGCCATGCGGCGCATCGGCTTTGACGCCAGGGACAAGAACCGCGTGAAGCTGGTTCGACCCAGCGACATCATGCAGGTTGACCCGGTGATTCAGGAATGCTTTGATCGCGACCTGTTTACATGGGGCGACAACCCCCCCCTGCGCTGGGGAGTGAACAATACCAAAAGAGTGCGCAGCGGCCAACGTGCCGGTACGAATACAGGAAATTTTTACTACGCCAAGATCGAACCGAAGAGCCGGAAGACGGACCCGTTCATGGCTCTGGTGGCATCTATGACTGAGGAGGCGGTGCTTGGCACCGGCGAGCCGGTAAAGCTGCCGCCCATCGGCGCGATCCGGCTATAGGAGGTGGGCAATGGCACTTAATTTTTGGAAGTGGCTCGCCGGAGGTAAGGCTCGTTCTCCCACCACGGTGGAGATCACGTGCCGCGATCTTCTGGCAGCGGCGCAGGAATTCCAGCTGCGGGACACCTGCTTCTGGATCTGCGCGAACATGATCGCCAACGCCGTCGGGCGCTGCGAATTCCGGACGTTCCGGGATGGCAAGGAAGTTCGAGAGCGCGAACACTATCTCTGGAACGTGGAACCGAACGTAAACCAGAACTCCACGGCGTTCCTGCACAAGCTGGTCGCGAAGCTGCTGGTGGACAATGAGGCGCTGGTCATCGGTACCCGGCAGCGGGAGGGTTATGACGCGTTGGTCGTAGCGGACAGCTATATGACCGGCGGCAGCTATCCCAGCAAGCAGAATGAGTACACAAGCGTGCAGGTAGGCGATGTGTCCTACGAGAAGACCTTCCGCGAGCGGGAAGTCCTGCATCTTACGCTGAACCACGTGAATATCAAGCCGGTGCTGGATGGCCTGTACGGCTCCTACGTGCGGCTCATCAATGCCGCCATGCGGCGGTATGCGTGGGACAAGGGGCAGCACTGGAAAGTTCACGTGAGTCAGCTGGCCTCCGGCGCGGATGACTTCACACAGAAGTTCTCGCAGATGATCGAAGAGCAGGTAAAAACCTTCCTCGACTCTGATGGCTCTATCCTGCCGGAGTTTGACGGCTACGCCTACACAAGCGAGGGCGGTAAGGCTGCTGTAGAACTGTCGGACATCCAGAGCCAGATGAAGGACATCTTCGCGTTCACGGCGAAGGCGTTCCAGATTCCGGCGGTACTGGTGGATGGCAGCATCCAAGGCACGGAGGACGCGCAGGGCAGATTCCTGACCGGCTGCATCGATCCCATCTGCGATCAGCTGCAGGAGGAAATCAACCGCAAGCGGTACGGCTACGACCGGATCCAGCGCGGCGACTATCTCCGCATTGATACCAGCAGCATCCGCCACTTCGATATGTTCGCCAACGCGGCGAACGTGGAGAAGCTGGTCGGCTCCGGCGTGTTCTCCATCAACGAGGTCTTGCGGGCGGCAGGTTTGCCCGCCATCTCGGAGGATTGGGCGGACAAGCACTATCTCACGAAAAATATTGCAACGCTGGGTTCGGAGACCTCTGTGCTCGGCGGTGCGGAAGGAGGAAACGCATGAGGAAACCCCTTTGGGAAATCAAGCAGGCTGCGGAGGGCATCCTGCAGCTCTACATCTACGGTGACGTAGAAGGCGAGGAGTTCGATTGGGAGAGCTGGCGGTACGTCCAGAGCGACAACAGTGCGGAGCACTTCCGCGAAGAGCTGGCGAAGCATCCCGACGTGTCGCGCATCGAGATCTACATCAACAGCTACGGTGGCAGCGTCTTTGAAGGCACGGCGATCTACAACCAGCTGAAGCGTCATCCGGCGCGGAAGGTGGTGCACGTGGACGGCTTCGCCTGTTCCATCGCCTCCGTGATCGCCATGGCGGGCGACGAGGTGATCATGCCGCGTAACACCCTGATGATGATCCACAACATGTGGATGTGCGCCTGCGGCAATGCCACGGAGCTGCGGAAGGCGGCGGATGACCTGGACGTCATCAATGCTGCGGGGCGGCAGGCGTATCTGCAGAAGGCCGGCGACAAACTGACGGAGGAGCGTTTGTCGGAGATGATGGACGCGGAAACGTGGCTGACCGCTGAGCAGTGTGTTGAGCTCGGTCTCGCGGATCGCCTTGCCGACACCGACGCTGACATGAGCGGCGCGTCCACCATCCTGCAGAAGATGAACGCCGGCATGGAGCAGCATCTCCGGTATCAGAAATCGCTGGCGGCGCAGCTCCGCGACTTGGCAGCGGCACCCTGGGTGCCTGCGCCCAACAAGGAACCCCAGGGCGGCGGAAGCCCTGAAAAAATCAACAAAGTTCTCGGACTGTTTTCTTGAGAATCGAAAGGAGAAAAAGAATGAACAACAATGACATTCGCACCCGCGAGGAACTGCGGCAGGCTCTCCAGCAGGCGGCCGTCTCCGGCGACACCGGCGCATTCTCTTCCGTTCTGGACGAGATGATACAGCGCATCGGTCTGGACATCCAGACCGAGTACGAGCAGCGGTTTGATGACCTGCGGCAGGAAGTCGATTCCCGCATCCTTGCCCAGCGCGGCGCGCATCAGCTGACCACGGAGGAGCGTGCCTACTATCAGAAGCTGGGCGCGGCCATGAAGTCCTCCGACCCCCGGCAGGCCGTCACCGGCCTGGACGTCGCCCTGCCGAAGACCGTCATTGACTCCGTATTTGAGGAGCTGCAGACCGCTCATCCTCTGCTGAGCCGCATTAACTTCCGCGCTACCGGCGGTGCCGTGGAGATCATGGTGAATACCAATGGCTTCGAGGAGGCCGCCTGGGGCGATCTGTGCGACGACATCGTCAAGGAGCTGACGGCCGGTATTAAGAAGATCCCCACCACGCTGCTGAAGCTGTCCGCATTTCTGCCGGTCTGCAAGGCCATGCTGGAGCTCGGGCCCGAGTGGCTGGACAACTTCGTCCGCCAGACCCTGTACGAGGCGCTGAGCAACGGCATGGAGGGTGGTTCCGTGGCCGGCGACGGCAACAAGAAGCCCATCGGCATGACCCGTCAGGTGGGCGACGGCGTCACCGTGACCGGCGGCGCATACCCTGAGAAGGCTGCTATTAAGGTGGACGACCTGTCTCCTCACACCGTGGGCAACCTGCTGTCTATCATGGCGGCGGATCCCAATGGCAAGCCCCGCCAGGTGCGCGACGTGATCCTGCTGGTGAACCCCCAGGACTACCTGCAGAAGGTGATGCCTGCCACCACGCTGATGGCCCCGGACGGCACGTATCGCAACGACGTCCTGCCCTATCCCATGAGCGTGATCCAGACGGCCGCCCTGCCTCGCGGTAAGGCCGTGATGGGCCTCGGCTATCGTTACCTGGCCATGGCGGGCACCTCCCCCGAGGGCCGCATCGAGTACAGCGACCACTACCGCTTCCTGGAAGACGAGCGCGTCTACCTGATCAAGGCCTACGCCAATGGTATGCCTCTGGATAACAACGCCTTCCTGGTGCTGGACATCTCCGGCCTGACGCCTGCCACCTACAAGGTGACGCAGGTGGATCCTCCCGCAGCGTCTACCGACGCCACGCTGACCGCTCTGACTGTGGGCGATCTGGCTCTGACTCCCGCGTTTGCCTCCGGCACGCTGACCTACACCGCGACCACCACCAGCGCGTCTGATGTGGTGACCGCTGTGCCCGGCAACGCTGCGGCTGCCATGAAGCTGACCGTGAACGGCACCGAGATCGACAACGGCACCGCCGCCACGTGGAAGACCGGCAGCAACACCCTGCAGGTCGTTGTGACTGCCGCTGACGGCACCACCACCAAGACCTACAAGGTCACCGTCACCAAGTCTTAACGGTGGCGGGCGCGGTGAACGCCGCGCTGCTGTCGTCCGTCAAACTCGCCTGCAACATCACCTGGAGCGATGAGGCTACGGATGCCAAGGCGTCCGACCTCATCGCCTCCGGGGAGGCGTACATTGACGAGAAGCTCGGCGCGGCTGGTGACTATGAGAACCCCGGGGAGCCGTTGACGCTGTTGAAGGAGTATGTCCGTTACGGCTTAAGCGACGCGCTGGATGTATTCGAGACGAACTATCTGAACCGGTTGCTGGCCATGCAGAACGACAGGCAGGTGAAAAGCTATGCGGAAACTACCGTTTCGCCCTGAGGACCGGCAAATCACGCAGCCCTATCGGGACGGCGTAGTACGAATCTACGCCGTGACCGACGCGGCGCAGCCGGGTTATCAGCCTAAGCCGGCGCTGACGCTGGCGGAAACGCTGTTCTACGCGGAGCGGCGCGTCGGCCTGCAGCGGTATTACAGCGGCAAGCAGGCGCAGGTGCAGGTGGAGCGCGTGATCCGGACGCAGACGCGGCCGTCGGTGAACCCACAGTGCATCGCCGTCACGGAGGATGGCACGCAGTACGGCATCGAACTGGTGCAGCAGCTGCAGGATGTTTACCCGCCGTCCATGGACTTGACGCTCGTCCGGATCGCGCAGAAGTATGAGGTGCCCCATGAGTAGAAAGCGAAATGTGCCCGAATCGGGCACAACGCCACTGTGGGCACAGCGTGTCATCGCGGCGCACCTGGCCGTGACGGATGCTGTGAGCCACGGCGGCCGTCTCCAGTCCGACCGCTATCTGGTCTGGCAGGAAGACGGCGCGATCGACTTCGAGGCCGGCGGCGTCCACGCCGAGAAAGCGGTTACCGGCTCTACGGACCTGTTCACGAAACAGGAGTTTGACCCCTGGCGGGATGAGCTGGAGGCCGCCTTCGACGCAGCGGAGATCGTCTGGAGCCTGAACAGCTGCCAGTTTGAGGAAGAAACCGGCTTCTGGCACTACGAGTGGGACTGGGAGGTGTTCGCCTGATGGCGCGGTTCGAGTTCTCCGGCATCGACAACTACATCAAGCAACTGAACAAGCTGCAGCAGTCCACCAAGGACGGCGTGGTGGGCAAGACGGTCTATGCCGGTGCCGCGGTCGTGGCTGATTCGGTGCGGCGCGCGATACAGGCTCTTCCTGTAGGCGACGGCCGCGCTCAGGGCGACGGCCTGGTTGACACCGTCACCCTGCCGCAGAAGGCGGGGCTTCTGGATGGCTTTGGCATCAGCCGCATGAAGGATGATGACGGGTTTGTCAACGTCAAACTTGGCTTTGATGGGTACAACTCCACCCGGACGGAAAAGTACCCGCGAGGACAGCCCAACGCATTGATCGCCAGGTCCGTCAACAGCGGCACTACCTTCCGGAAAAAAACAAAGTTTGTGGACAAGGCCGTGAACTCCGCCAGGAAGTCGGCGGAAACGGCAATGGACGCGGCGTGCAGCCGCGAAATTGAAAAAATCATAAAATAGGAGGTGCTGCTATGAGCGCAGCAGGAAAGGTCTGTACGGGCTTCAGCAAGCCGTACGTGGCCAAGTATTCCAACGATGGCGGCGCGGTCACCTACAGCGGCGTCATGCTGCTGGCGCGGGGCGTCAGCGTATCTCTGTCCCTGAATACCACGGACGACAACACGTTCTACGCCGACAACATTTCCGCAGAAACCGCAGCGGCTGTATTTGCAGACGGCACCGCCACGCTGACCGTTGACGGGCTTCTGACGGCGGCGGAGAAGTTTGTCCTCGGTCTGCCTGAGGCCACCGAGATCCAGGCGGGCGGCGGCGCGGTGCAGGTCTCCCACTACGGCGACGGCATGGAGATCCCCTACGTGGGCATCGGCTTTATCGTCCGTTACCAGAGCGGCGGCGTGGTGACCTACGCGCCCGTGGTGCTGACGAAGGCGCGGTTCCAGCAGCCCGGCCTGGATGCTGCTACGCAGGAAGAGTCCATCGACTGGCAGACGCAGGAGCTGACCGCCACGCTGATGCGCGACGACACCACCAACCACGACTGGAAGCTGGTGGGTGCTGATCAGCCCACTGAGGCAGCCGCTGAGGCCGTCCTCAAGGCGATCTTGGGCGGCGCGGCGTAAGAGGAGGCGTCTATGCAGATCTACGGCAGAGAAGTAGGCTTCCGCTTTACGGTGGGCGCCTCCGCTAAGATCTCCGACCTCTGCCCGGACGGCGATATCACCCGTCTGGGGGAGGTGCTGGAGGGGAGCTACGGCAAGGTGGTGCGGGACACAGCCGCAATTATCGTCGCCATGAGTGAAGGCTATGCGACGGCCCTTGCATTTGAAACCTTCGGCAGAGCGGACATCGGCGGAGACTGGATACCTCCCCGGCCTCTGACGGTGGACGAGGTTTTGTCTTTGCGAGAAAGCGAGTTCATCCAGTTGCAGCAGGCGGCGCTGGCGGCCTGGACGGAGGACAGCAAGCCCACGGTGGAGGTAGAGCCCGAAAAAAAAGAAAGCGGCAAGGCGCAGGCGTCCAGCTGAACCTTGCTTGGCTCCTGTTTTACGGGCGAAAGCTGAATATGAGGAGGCAGGAGATCATGGTCACGCGATACGGTGAGATGCTGGACATGATCGCCTGCCTCGCCATTTATAACGGGGCTACCCCCAAGAAAAAACAGAAACACTGGACATTTGACGAAGCTATGAAAGTGAGGTGAGCCTATGGCTGTGAACATCGGCCCCAAGATCGGCGTAGATGGTGAGGCGGAGTATCGCCGGCAGATCAGCCAGATCATCCAGCAGTCCAAGACGCTGGAGAGCCAGATGAAGCTGGTGGCTTCGCAGTTTACCGCTGCCACAACGGCGGAGGAGAGGAATGCCAAGACCGCCTCCGTGCTGTCCAAGCAGATCGATGTGCAGCGTGATCGCGTGAAGCTGCTGGCGGAGCAGACCGGCAAGGCGGCCGCCAAGTATGGCCCGCTTAATGAGTATACGCTCAAGTATCAGGAAAGCCTGAATAAGGCCACTGCCACGCTGAACAAGATGCAGAGCGAGCTGCGCGACGCCTCCAGCGGCGTAGAGGAGCTGGGCGATGATATGCGCGAGGGCAGCGAGAAGGCCCTGTCCTTTGGCGATGTCCTAAAGGCCAACGTCGCTTCTGACTTCGTCGTTTCCGGCATCAAAGCGATGGCGTCAGCTATCAAGGAGGCCACCGCAGCGCTTGTGGATCTCGGCAAGCAGTCCATTATGGGCTTTGCCGAGCAGGAGCAGCTCATCGGCGGCGTGGACACCCTGTTCAAGGAGTCTTCCGCGCAGGTGCAGCAGTATGCCAACGACGCCTACAAAACTGCCGGCTTGAGCGCGAACCAGTACATGGAAACGGTGACCAGCTTCTCCGCATCCCTGCTGCAGTCTCTGGGCGGCGACACGGCTGCGGCGGCTCAGAAGGCCGACCAGGCTATTACGGACATGTCCGACAACGCCAATAAGCTGGGCACGGACATGACCAGCATCCAGGATGCCTACCAGGGCTTCGCTAAGCAAAACTACACCATGCTGGACAACCTGAAGCTGGGCTATGGCGGCACGAAACAGGAGATGGAGCGGCTGCTGGCCGACGCGGAGAAGATCTCCGGCGTCAAATATGACCTCTCCAGCTACGCAGACATTGTGGACGCCATCCACGTAGTCCAGACGGAGATGGGCATCACGGGAACGACGGCAAAGGAGGCGTCGACCACCATCCAGGGCAGCGCCAACGCCATGAAGTCGGCGTGGAGTAACCTTATCACCGGCATGAGTAACGAGAATCTGGATCTGGACAAGCTGGTGCAGAATGTGATTGACAGCGTCAACACCTTCGCAGACAATCTGCTGCCCCGCCTGCAGGTCATGCTGCCGCGCTTCGCGGAGGGTATGACGCAGCTTGTGAACGGTCTGGTGCCCTATGTAGGGCCTGCGCTGGAGCTGCTGTTGCCGTCCTTGGTGCAGGGGATAGGTAGTCTTGTCTCTGGCATCGTGCAGGCTCTGCCGGCGGCGGTGGAGGCAATCTCCGCCGTGGTCCCCATGCTGGTGGAGCAGATCACGATACTGCTGCCGCAGATCCTGAACGCCGGCATTGATATCATTGCCGCCCTTGCGTCGGGCATCGGAGAAAACCTTCCGGCGCTGATCCCCGCGGCGGTTGACGCCATCATCACCGTGGCCGAGGGCCTGGTGGACCATGTGGATGAGATCATCATCGCGGCGGGATCTCTTATCGCAGGCTTGACGCAGGGTCTGATCGAGGCGCTGCCCCGTCTGGTGGTGCGGCTGCCGGAGATCATCGGTGCCATTGTAAAGGGTCTCCTTTCCGGAATGGCTGCTATTGGCGAAGTCGGGTCGCAGCTGGTTCGCGGCCTATTTGACGGAATCTCCAATGCGGCGTCGTGGCTTTACGACAAGCTTCGGGGCTGGGTAAGTGATGTCCTGGGCTGGGTCAAGGGTTTGTTCGGCATCAATTCCCCCTCCAAGGTTTTTGCTGATGAGGTGGGCAAGTTCATCCCGCCCGGCATCACGGTAGGCGTCGAGAAGGCGATGCCGAAGGCTATGCGCGACATGAGCGCAGAGCTGGGCGCGCTATCGAACATCCCGATGCCCGGCAGTAGCACCACCAATCTGGGCGGCGTCAACATCGTGGTATACGGAGCGCAGGGGCAGGACGTCAGCGAGCTGGCTGATATCGTCATGGCGCGGATGCAGAGTGCGGTGGAGCGCAGAGAGGCGGTGTTTGCATGATTTTCTGGGCTGGAAGATCCTCCGACGACGTCCACGTCGTGGTGGAGCGCTACCCCAGCGTGGAGCTGGTCGGGCGCAAGCTGGACACGCAGTCCGTCCCCGGGCGAAACGGCGACCTGCTGTTTCTCCAGGACGCCTACCAGAATTACGTGCAGGCGTACAGCATCTACATCAGCGCGGAGCGGATGCGGCTCCCCCGCGCTATGCGCGCGGTGGCTGACTGGCTCTGTGGCCCGCGTGGGTATCAAAAGCTGGAGGACAGCTACGACGTAGAGACCTACCGCAGGGCCTATTTTGCCGGCCCGCTGGACGTGGAAAGCGTAATGCACCGGTTTGGCCGCGCGACGATCGAGTTTAACTGCCAGCCGCAGAGGTTTCTCCGTATCGGAGATATGCCGGTGCAGGCCGTGCAGGGGGAGGTTTTGCGAAACCCCACCGCGTTCACGGCTCTGCCCACGATCACTGTCGCCGGAACGGGGGCCGGAACCCTGACGGTAGGCGATGTCACTGTCAGCATCAGCAGCATGCCTCGCGGCGCTGTTGTGCTCGATTCGGGCACGCAGAACGCCTCCTACGGGGCATTTAATTTGAACAATACTATCTCCGCACCGGAGTTTCCCACGCTGCCGGCCGGAGAAAGCGTCGTCCGCTGGACGGGCGGCATTACAAGCGTGGAGATCATCCCGAGGTGGTGGACACTATGAAACCGATCCTATATGACGCCGACCGCACAAGCTTCCCGGCGAGCGTTGACAACGGGCTGGGCGTCCTCGCAGACGCTATGTCCTGCAAGGTGACGCAGGAGCTGAACGGTCAGTACGAACTGGAGCTGCACTATCCGGTGGAAGGAATCCACTATGAAGAGATCGCGCTGCGCGCCATTCTTCGGGCTACCGTTGGCCCAGACGGCAAGCTGCAGCCTTTTAGGGTATATCGCATCGTGCCCAGCATGAACGGCACAGCGGCCATCTACGCGCGGCACATCGCCTATGACCTCGGCGGCTATGTGGTGTCTCCATTCACGGCAGCGGATGCACCATCCGCTGTGGCGGGCATCAAGAGCCACGCGCTGCCGGCAGGAATGCCGTTTACCTTGGGCACCGATAAGACCACCGTGGCTACCTTGAGCGTCATGGTTCCCACCAGCGCATGGGGCTTGCTGGGCGGTCAGCGTGGCAGCCTGCTGGACGTATACGGCGGCGAGTACGAGTTTGACGAGTGGATGGTGCGGCTGCTGACGCGCCGCGGAGCGGACCGGGGCGTATCGGTCCGGTACGGAAAGAACCTCACCGATCTGACGCAGGATGCCAACTGCGCCAACTGCTACACGGGCGTGGTGCCTTACTGGCGCGGAAACGATGTCACGGTCACGGCCGCGCCAGTGTACGCAGAGGGCGACTACGGCTACGTCCGCCTCATGCCGCTGGATCTATCCTCCAGCTTCGAGCAGCGGCCCACGCAAGCGCAGCTGCAGGCCGCAGCTACATCCTACACCAAGCAGAACCGCCTCGGCGTTCCCGCGGTGAGCTGGGATGTGAAGTTGGCACTGCTGGCGCAGTCCTCCGGGTATGAGGATGTAGTGTTCCTGGAGCAGATCTATCTGGGCGATACCGTAGGCGTCTACTTCCACCGTCTGGGTGTGGATGCCAAGGCGCGGGTAAACAAGATCGTCTGGGACTGCCTGCTGGAGCGCTACGACAGCGTAGCGCTCGGCAGCGTCAAGGCCAGCATCGCATCTACCATCGCCGGGCAGCAAAGCGAGATCGACGCCAAGCCGTCCATCTCGCTGGTGGAGCAGATTTCATCCGGCCTGACAGCCGCGCTCCTGGGGGCGAACGGCGGTTCTGTCCGTCTGCTTGACACGAACGGAGACGGTGAGCCGGACGAGCAGTACATCGCTGACGATCCTGACCCCACCAAAGCCAAGAAGGTGTGGCGATTCAACTACGAGGGCTGGGCCGCCAGCAGCACCGGCTACAATGGCCCCTACAAGATGGGCGCTACCATCGCTGGGGGCATCCAGGCGTGGATGATCACGGCAGCCAATCTGGTGGCCGGCACCATCGCCAGTGAACAGGGAAATTTCCTGATCAACCTGGACGGCGGTACCATCGACACCAGCGCCACCGGCGCGACTTATAAGAACTCCAACTACTCGCAGGCGGATCTTGACCGAATCAACCAGATCAACATCAAGGCTGTCACGCCAACGCTGGCCGACTATGAAAAGCTGGATGTCAATGGCGATGGTACGATCAGCATCACCGATACCGTGCAGATCCAGCAGATCATCAGCGGGGCGCGAACGGTAAACTTCACCACGCGGTGGCGCCTGCGCATCGACCCCGCCGACGGGAACAGCCTCTTGAAGATCTATCGTGTCTACCACAACAACATCACCGGCGCGGACACCGAGAACATCGTGTTCTCGGTGGGATTTGGCCGCGCCGCGGCCAACACGATCGGCGCGCAGTACGGCGAGATCGAAAAGGATCTGTCCGTAGGTGGATCTGTCGACGCATCCAATTACAAACAGGACGGAAAGACTGTCACATTCCCAACGCAGAAGGTCATCGGGTACGTCGTGTACTGCACGGGCGGCAGCGGGAATCAGGCGGGGTGCTTTATCCCCGCGGGGCAGTCAGGCAGCTACCAATGCGCTTCCAACGACTGGTACTGCGCCTTCAGCTTTGACGGTGCGGGCAGCGCCACGAAAACCGGGGGCACCGGAGATATTTCACGGGTGTCCACCGTCAACAACTTTTAAGGAGGTGCTGTTATGGCGAATAGTTTGACAGTCAAGCAGGCCGTGCAGCTAAGTATGACTTTGAACGGCGTGCCGCCCACGCTGCACATGGTGCAGGGCGACACCAATTCTCGGACGATCGTGGCCACGCTGTGGAACGGTGCGCAGCCTTACAGTATTCCGGCGGGGGCGGCCATCATGGTCCGCTTTAGGAAACCGGACGGCACTGGCGGCCTGTATGACGCGACGGAGGGCGGCAACAAGGTCTCCTACGCTGGCAGCATTGTAACGGCCCCGGTGGCCGCCCAGATTCTGGCTGTGGCGGGGGATGTATTTGCAGAGATCGATATTTTTGGCAGCAGTTCAGGGGCAGCGGCTGAGCGGCTGGCCACATTCCGCTTCATTGTCGAGGTGGCGCCCTGCGTGCTCCCAGATGCGCAGATCATCTCCAGCGACTACTACAACATCCTTGCTGGTGACATCGCAGGCGCGAAGGCCGCAGCAGATCAGGCTAAGGATTACGCAGCGGCCGCCAAGAATAGCGCGGATAGCGCTGCGGTATCGGTCGAGGGCGCTGTCAAGTACAACGCCCAGCAAACCCTGACAGAGGAACAGAAGGAGCAGGCACGGGCGAACATCGGCGCTCCTGCACCGTATACGGCTGGCGATGGTATCGCCATCAGCGGCAGCGTCATCGCTGCCAAAGTGCAGCCCTGCAACCGGAACCTGCTGGACAACTGGTATTTCGGCAATCCGGTGAACCAGCGGGACGTCAGCGGCACTATCAGCAGCGCAGGGTATTTTTTGGATCGCTGGAAGCTGGTGAGCGGCAGCGTGACGATCAACACGGACGGCATCACGCTGAACGGAACCATGCAGCAGGTGTTGGAGACCGCGCCGGTCGGCACGGTGACGGCATCTGCCCTGACGCAGGCCGGAGTGGGCGATGTGGTGCCGGCCTACGACAGCGCAAGCAAGACGGTCACAGTCACGGCGGATGGGAAAAAGCTCGTAGCCGTCAAACTGGAGCTTGGCCCCCAGCAGACGCTGGCACATCAGGAGGACGGCGTGTGGGTTCTCAACGAAATCCCCGACTACGGCGAGGAGCTGACCAAGTGCATGCGCTATCTGCAAGTCCTCGCCGCGCCCTATGACACCTCCGGCAACGGCGTGGCCATCGGCTACGCCAACAACACCGTCGACCTGTGGGTACCCATCCCACTGGCCGTGCCCATGCGCATATCGCCCACGCCTACCGTCCCCACCGGCGGCGCCGCGCTGTTCAAGGCGGGAAAGACCTCCGACAGTCCGAAGGACGTCACCAGGGTCACAGGCGGATGGGCGATGCAGACCGGCGGGGCTTGCAGCGTGCGGAGCCTGATCTTTACGTCCAGCGGCCTGACGGCGGGTGAGACCTACGCCCTGTTCATGCGGCAAGGGGCACAGATCGTGTTCAGCGCCGAGTTGTAGGAGGTGACCGGATGGAATCATGGACGAATGTCGGCGTGCCGCTGATCGTGGCGCTGCTGACCTCCACTGCCCTGTGGGGCGTGGTGAGTAAGGTGATCCTCAAGCGGATGGAGCTGACAGCCAAGCGCAGTAAGGCCGACGAGGCAGATCGGAAGATGCTGGTGGGACTGGCCCACGACCGCATCATTCACCTCGGCATGGTGTACATCGAGCGGGGCTACGTCACACAGGACGAGTACGAAAATTTGCAGGTGTATCTCTATGAACCGTATGAGGAGATGGGCGGCAACGGCAGCGCACGGCGCGTCATGGAAGAAGTGCGGAAGCTGCCCATTCGGTGAGGCAAAAATGGAACAGGCGCAGACGCGCCGGAAAGGAATTTGTTATGAAGCTGAACAACAAGGTATACGACATCCTGAAATGGCTGGTCATCATCGTTATGCCCGCCGTGGCCACGCTGTACGCGGCGCTGGCGGCGGTGTGGGCGTGGCCCTATGCTGACGAAGTGGTGACCACCATCACCGCCGTGGACACGTTCCTCGGCGCGGTGCTGTGCATCAGCACGGCACAGTACCACAAGGAGGCTGGCAACAATGGCTAAGAGAGTGTATCTGTCCCCCAGTGACCAGCGAAGCAACAGCTATGCGGTGGGCGACACTACCGAGGCCATCCAGTGCGGGCGCATCGCAGAGGCTTGCAAGGCCGCTCTGGAGCGCTCCGGCGTGGAGGTGATGTTGGGGCAGTACGACACTATGGCAAACCGCGTGGCCGAATCCAACTGGTTCAAGGCCGACCTGCACGTCCCCATCCATTCCAACGCCTGCAACGGCAAGGCCAGCGGTACGCATCTGTTCTGTTACAGCGGCGACCGGAACAGCGCCGGGTACAAGGCGTGTCAGGCGGTGTTGGATGTGCTGGGGCCTGTGACGCCGGGTGCGCCGGATGTCATCCGGGCGTATCCCGCACTGTACGAGGTGAAGCACCCTGTCGCCACGACGGTGTATATCGAGACGGACTTCCACGATGTTCCCCGCATCGCGCAGTGGATCATCGACAACACCACCCTGATCGGCGAGACCATCGCCAAGGGCCTCTGCGCGGCGCTGGACGTGCCGTTTGTGGCGAGGGATGATGCGGAGCCAGCCCCGTCACCTGCACCTGCCGAAACGGTTTCTGTGGCTGTGCGCGTGCTGCGTCGCGGCATGGATGGCGCAGATGTCAAGACCTTGCAGGCGGCGCTGATCGCCTACGGTTTCTCCTGCGGTGCGTCCGGTGCGGACGGCGACTTTGGTACAGGAACGGAGTCCGCTTTGAAGAAGTTCCAGACTCGGTACGGCCTCGGCGCGGATGGCATCGCAGGCCGTGGAACCTGGGGCAAGCTGTTGGGGGAGTAAGTCAAAATATATCCCGCACCGTTTCGGTGCGGGATATATTTTTGATTAAAATTACGATTTTCTCTTGACATACCACGCATTGCGTGGTAGTATATAGACAGATCAAGAAACATTGCAGCCGCACAGCGGCAGAAAGGGAAATATCATGAAAAAGGCTTTTTATTCCGTCACTTACAGCGTATGGGGATCCAGCTTCTCCCGGGAGGCATGGTTTGACAGCAAGTCCGCCGCAGAAGCCTTCGCCGCCCACGATTACCGGGACGACCCGGTGGCCCACACCTACAGCAAGGCGGACAGCATCCGCGCCGCCGAGGATCGCGTGGCCGCTACGGCGGCAGAGCTGGCCCGCTGATAGCAACAACAACGCTTCTGGAGGGTTTGAGCGCATCAGCCCCACCCCATAAAAATTTTTGAACAGGAGGAACAGAACATGAACGCACAGGAACTGATTCTGCGGTACAGGATTTCCCTGAAACTCGACGAACACGGCCAGCCCACCGGAAATCTGGTTGTGTACCGCGCCGACAAAGCGGCTCTTGCCGCCATCAAAGCCGCAAAGCCGGAGATCGTGGCCACTCTGCTGGAGCAGCGCGAAGCCGGTATCCGCGCAGAGCAGGAGCGGCAGAAGAAAATCGCCGCCATTCCCGGCCTGCGGGAGATCGAAGCCGCCCGTGCCGATCTGGTAAATTGGAAACTGGAATTTGACGCCAGTTTTGACAGCGAGAACGGCGGCGGCGTGGGCGTCCGTCCCAAGCCGAAGTATGACATGGATGCCATGTACGCCCAGTACCCCTGCGCCAAGGCGTATTTGGACGCGCAGGAGTTCGCGGCGTCCGAAAACGACGCAAAATCCGCAGCTGGCAAGAAGGCGCTGGACGCCATCGTCAACGGCGAAAACTACGAACAGGCCATCGCCGCCATGAACAGCGACTGGGCGACACACTGCGAATCCCACCTTTGGGACTGAAGGAGGAGTTGTCATGAAAAACATGGAGATCAAGACCTACGGCAGAAAAATCAACATGGAGACATTGGCCAACGCCTCCAATTCCACCAAGGGCCTCGGCTCCCGCACGGGGGAGTATGTGGAGATTTTCTACGACAAGTCCACCGGCGACGTCTGGTGCAAGTACCACTGGGACCGCGAGGAATGGACGGTCTACCACGACGCTGACGTCATTAAGGTTGGCATCACCACCCGCTACAAGTCCCAGCAGCAGATCGCGGACATGATCGCGGACGCGATGGCGGACTACGAGCAGACAGAACGTGAGAACGCCATATATCTGGCGGGTGGGACGCAGTCATGACGGCGCTTGACATTTCCCGCGCAGCGTGGTAACCTATTCTCGTCGGATGCAGGAGGCGCTTGCATCCGTGGATTGAAAAGGTGAGAAGGACAAGTCCTTCACCCGCGGGAAGAGCACCGGTGACCGGTGCTTTTCCTTTTTCACATTTTCACCTACGAAAGGATATTAAACATGACAGACAAACTGTTTTGCACCCTTTTCGCCGCAGCACTCGCCGCCGCCGACCGAGACGCTTTTGTCTCCGACTGGTCGCTGTCCTCCGTCTGGGGGGACGCCGCAGACATCCCCGCAGACCGCATCGATCTGCTGGCGCGTCTCTGGGATGCCGCCCACCTGACGATCCGCAACATCCGGCAGCACACCGGCCTGTCCCAAGCAGCCTTTGCTATGCGCTACTGCATCCCCACCCGCACACTGGAGGACTGGGAGCGCGGCGTGAGGAGCTGCCCAGACTATCTCCGCCTCCTGCTGGCACAGGCAGCCGGAGCGTATCAGCGGCCGCAGGGATAGCCCGTTGTCATTTCATTGACAAAAGTTGTTTTTATCGAGCGTAAAACCGTCCGCAAGGCTGGACGGTTTTTGCGCTGGCTCGGACGCACGGCGAGCCGCAAAGCCTTGTGAATAAATAAAAAACCGCCTGATCGTTGCGATCAGGCGGTTTTCCATTTTGGTGGAGCTGAGGGGAGTCGAACCCCTTGGAAGGAAGCTTATACGCGTTGTTTCTTCTTGGCTTCTTGAATTTCTGTTGACATTTTGTTGTCAAAATAGTCGTCCATCTGCCGACTGATCGCGGCCATCTGATCGTCCATAGTGTAAGAGTAGACCTGCTTGTACATCCGGTCAGACGCCCAGCCGTTGCGCTCTTGCGCATACTTGGAATCGACGCCGAGCCGCACCATGATGGCGGCGTTGGCGTGACGAAGGTCATGGAAACGGCAGCGCGGCAGTCCTGCCCGCTCCATTCCTCGCACAAAGCGCTTGTAGATGGTTGCGCCGGTAAAGGTGACGATCCTCCCGGAGTCCCTGCCGTCGGCGCGGATGAGAGCCATGATGTAGAGCGGAATATCGACCCACCGGTCTCCGGCGTAGGTCTTGGCAGAGTCCTTCACCACGCTGTTGTTTTCCGCATCTATGACAACGGCGCGGCGGATGTGCAGCCGACCACCATCGATGTCGCCGAACTCTGCGCCGAGGATCTCCGACATGCGCATCCCCATCCATAGCGCCATCAACACCGGCAGTTCCACGGGATCGCCCCGGAACGCTGCCAGGACACCGGCGATGTCCCCGTCCTCCAGCTTTTGGAGCTCCGGCTTGCGCTTGGGAGGAAGGTGCAGGTCGTAACTGGCGCCCGGATTAAACTGTTTAAGGACGGAGGATAGCAAACCCTCGGCGTTGGCGATGTACTTCGGGGCCTTTCCGCCCTTGGCCATGGCGGAGATCTCCCGCTGGATCTGCTCGGAGGTGATGTTCCCCAGCTTCATCGGCATGAGCCGCTGGAATGTGTTTCGCTGCAGGCGCATATATCCAGCCACGGTGGACGGGGACAGTACCCCGTCGCGGGATTCTATGTACTTCCGGTAGGCTTCCCGCAACGTCATAGTAGGGGCGGCCTTATCGGGCGCCTTTAGGCCGTGCTTGATGGCCATGGCCTCGGCAATGGCCTCCTCCTTGGTCTCGCGGGTAATGGACACATCCTGCCCGTTGACGCGGACGCGGCAGGCCCATGAGCCGCTGGGAAGCTTCCGGGCGGTGGGCGTGTGGGCGGTGTTCTTGCTGCGCTGCTCCCGGACCTGCCGGGTGCCGCACCATTTGCAGTAGACGGAGTCGGCGTCTATCTCGCGGCCGCAGCCCTTATTCTTGCACTGCATGGCATGACTCCCTCCTTTTGAGAAAGCGGTGCCCGAATCGGGCACCGCTTTGCGTCGAAAATTAAAGAACCGCCTGCGCTATGCAGCGTCCGATGGATTTGATGTCGCACTTGCCGGAAAAGTCAAAATGCACTTTCCCCAGGCCGGCGAAGTACAACTCCAGCTCGCTATCCAGATCCAGCACGCCGGCAGTCTCCACAGAAAACACAGTAATATTTTTGTAAGGCAAGGATGTAAAGTCCTGCTTCTTGCCGGTGATGCCCTGCACATTGCAGGAGATGAGTCGGCGGTCGGTGAACAGCACGTAGTCGCGGATAGCCTTGTAGTTTCCGACCACCTGCTCGCCCGGCAGGAGAATGTCGCGGATGGCGGACGGCACTTCGTTGGACTCCTTCAGCTTGAAAACCACCCCGTTTTTGAAATCGACCATATCTTTCCCTTTCCGCGGCAAATCTGCCGCTTACATATATTTTTTGCAAAAAATTTGCATTTTACTGGACATATTTTGTCGAAGTGGTACAATAAAGGTACTATTTTGAAGGGGGAGCGACATGAATGAGTGGGAGGAGGACTTGTTGGCGTTGTTCGACAGTCTGGACGAAGCGGCGCAGGCCGAGGCCTTGGCGGCCGCACTGAAAATCATTAGCGGCGAGATCCTCTGAGAAACGGTGCCCGATTCGGGCACCGTTTTATTTTTCCCGCTCCCGTCTCAGGCGGAGCATGAAGGCAAACAGTTCGTTCCGCTGCTCGGCGGTCATGCTGTCCAGCAGGCGCATAAACTCCTGCCGCACCGGATCCTGCGGCGTCTCCTTCTCCCCCAGCAGGTCGGAGACGGTGCAGCCGAGGTACTGCGCCAGCAACTGCACCTTGGCCACGGAGGGCGTTTGTCCCTTGTTTATGTCCGTGATAAAGCTGGTGCCGACGCCGGCTTCACGACAGGCCACGGTGGGCTTGACTCCTTTTGCGCGGCAGCGCTCTTTGATATTCTGCACAAAAAGTTCTCGTTCCATGGTGACCTCATACTATATGGCAATTATGCAAAATTACGAATAATAGGTAATTACTCAAAATCGCTTGACAATGCGTAATTACTCATTTATGCTTATACCATCCCCCGAGAGGAACGGCGACGCCGGAAGGTGCGCCGGATCACTGAGATGCGCGTCGGATGGGTTTGCTTGCGCATTATGTCCTCCCTCTTTACGGAGAAATGGGTGCGTGTGAAGTTGCTGACATGACTATCATACCACCCTTTTTCCGGGGGCGAAGGTGAACTTTCACGGGGTGAAAGGGGGTGAAAGCGTGGGTCTCTTGAAGTGGCTTATTGCACTGGTGGTACTTTTGGCGCTGACGCTGCTGCTGGGCTATCTGGCGTGGAAAGCGGAACAGCGTTGCGAGGATCGCGACTGCTGTTTCGCCTGCTATGCGTTCGGCATCAGCGCGGCGTTCACAGGCGTCCTCGCGCTGACGGCAGGTATTCGTCTGGTCGTCGGGATCTAACGCCTACCGAGCTATCGCGACAATAGAAACGATCAGAGCCGCCGCCGAAATAGCCGTGGTGAGTGCCCAGCGGACGAACTCCCCGCGGTTATGCTTCAGCTCTCGCAGCCGGGCGTAGCCCTGCGGGCGCAGCATCAGCCGCTGGTGGTACACGGGATCCAGGGAGACGTAGTCCTGTTGCAGCATGGCGCGCAGCAGCTCCTCGTCGTTCTTGCCGAAGGCGTCGTCTTTCGTGGCGGTGCTGCCGGCCGCGGAGATCTTCTCCAAGGTGCGGCGTTCTTTGCAGGCGTTCAATTCGGACACCCCCCCCTATCGGTTGACGGCGGGGTTGTTCGTGCGGCCCAGGAGGTAATCCACGGAGCAGTCCAGCCGGTCGGCAATCAGAGCGAGGGACACGCAAGACATGGCCCTTCCGTTGGCAAGATCGGAAATCGCGTTGATATTAAGGCCGCAGTCGGGCAGCAGCACTTTCATTGGGATTTTCACTTGCTTCGTGCGCTGCTTAATGCGCAAAGCGATTTCCTGTGTATCGTACATAAAGCGGCTCCCGAGATTTTGTTAAACTTCACAAAATCAAGAAAAATCATGATTTTGTGTTGACAATCAAGAAATATCTTGATATCATGCAAGTGTACCAACCGGAAACGGTGGACAACGGCGGTACAGAGAGGCGATCTCCGTGCCAGCCGGAGCAGAAAAAGGGTGCGTATGTAGTTTCCAGCAAAACCATCATACCACCCTTTTCCCTGCCATGCAAGGTGAATTTTCACAGATAGGGGAGGTGAGACGATGAGAGTCAAAGAATACCGCGAGAAAATGGGTCTGACGCAGGCCCAGCTGGCGGACAAGCTGAATGTAGACCGGTCGGTGATCAGCATCTGGGAGCGCGGCAAGGGTACGCCCTGCAAGAAGCACCGCGCCATGCTGTGCGCCATCTTGCAGTGCACGGAACAGGAGCTGATGAGCGACGCTGCCCACTAAGGTCAGCATAGCGGAGAAAGGAGGAGTTGTCCATGGCAAAGGACGGTGGAAACATCTATCAGACCGCCCGGAAAGCGGCGGGTCTGACGCAGGAGGCCGCAGCGGAGCGTCTGGCGGTCAGCGACACCAGCATCCGCGCCTACGAGTCTGGGGAGCGGCTGCCGGGCGACGACATCGTGGCTCGGATGTGCGCGGTGTACAACGTGCAATATTTAGGCTTGCAGCACCTGCAGCTCAAGACGGCGCTGCTGCCGGATTGCGTGCAGGAGGCGCGGCCGGAGCCGCTGCCGGTGGCGGTGATCAAGCTGGTGCGGCGGG